ACCACTTCGCCTCCTCCAATGAAAAATGCCGTTCAGGCTTAACTGAACGGCATTAGCGCCAGGCGCCCCATCCAGTCGCCCGGCATACCCGGTCCCTGGTCCCACACGTACCAGCCGAAGCGCCGCCAGCCCTGCGTGTGCATCCACGCGATCCACGCGTCCCAGTATGGGACGACCTCGCTGTCGCGGTGGACCAGCCCGAGGTTGACGAGCACCTGGCCGCCGCGGGCCATCGGCACGTTGCCGAACACGCCGCGCATCAGCACGTCCCAGTCGGCAATGCCACCCGTGGTGTAGTTGCGCTGGTTGGCGTAGGGCGGCGAGGTAAAGCATAGCGCGGCTTGCTGGCCCGCCATCAGGGCCGCGATCACCGCGCTGTCGGTGGCATCGCCGCAGATCAGGCGGTGCTCGCCCAGGAGCCAGACGTCGCCGTGCCGAGACACCGGCACCGCAGCGGTGTCGGGCACGTCGTCCGCTGCATCCGGCTCCTCGCCGTCTGCCTCGTTGTCGCTCTCTGCGTCGCCCAGATCATCGGCCAGCAGCGCGTCGATCTCGGCGTCATTGAAACCGGTCAGGGCCAGGTCGTAGCCGGCGTCAGCCAGTTCCGCGAATTCCAGCGCCAGCAGTTCCTCGTCCCAGCCTGCATCGAGCGCGATGCGGTTGTCGGCAAGTATCAGCGCGCGCTTCTGCGTCGGCGACAGGTGGGCCAACTCGATCACCGGCACCTCGTCCATGCCGAGCTTGCGCGCGGCGGCCAGACGCCCGTGGCCCGCGATCACGCCGTTCTCGCCGTCGACCAGGACCGGGTTGGTCCAACCGTACTCCACGATGCTGGCGGCGATCCTGGCCACCTGCTCGTCGCTGTGGGTGCGGGGATTGCGGGCGTACGGGATCAGCGCCGCGACCTTGCGGTACTCGACGTTGAGCATGTTCTGTTTCGGGTTCCCAAAAGGAAACGGCCCGCGCGGGAACGGATCCCGGCGCAGGCCGCGTGCAAATGAAAACGCCCGCCGACGGTCGGGCCGTGGGCGGGCGTGGAATGGGGTGGTGCGTACGGGACGGGGGTGCGAACTGCGCACCGTGCGAACCTCGGTGCGCACCCTGACGGTGGGCAAGCCTTGCGCTTGTCCCTCCCGTATTGCGCTTTCTGAAGGAAGGACCCCTTTTCTCGGGGACACCCCTTGCAATCTGCGCTGCTATCCGGACGGTATATCGAATACTACCCCCAAACCGCCCGATTTGTTGCACCGCTCCGTCATCGCAAAATGGACAAATGCCGGAAATCCTGGACTTTTGCGGGAAGCGTTACCCTACGTTGCTTTCTGCTTTGGACGGTTGGTGAACTTGATCACGCGCTCACGCAGTGCATCGAAATAATTTGCGTCCACAGGCGTCGTAGGAGGCGATGCGGCACCCTGGCGTAACAACGCACGTAGCCGTTCGATATCGCTGATCTTTTGCGGCGAATCGCTCGGTGCTTATGGCTCATCGGCGTGGAAAACGGCGGGCAGATCACGTGCGCCATGCAGGATGCGGATGACGATCACCTCATCCGGGGTGGCGACAAAGAAAATCACGTAACGACCGTAGGCGCATGAACGGATGTCGTCCCCGAGTTCCGGCCGCAAGCGATAGCCGGGCGGGTTCATCACGAGGCGCTGGCATTGCTCCCGCAGATCACGGACGAATTTGACGGCACGTGCCGGGTTGTCTTGTGCGATGTAGTCGGCGATGGATTCCAGGTCTTGCTCGGCAAGCGGGGGAATAGCCAGACGCATCAGTTCTGCTTGCGCCTGGCTTGTGCGCTGTACTTGGCCTCAAGACGGGAAAACACCTCATCGGCCGGCTTGGCCGGACCGCTCGCTTTGCCCGCAGCGATCTCGGCGCGCAACGCTTCCAGACGAAGTTGACGGTGCTGCTCGCTCTCTTCGAGCAAGCGAAGTCCGGCACGCACGACCTCGCTCACATTGTTGAACCGGCCGCTTTGCACCTGGTCGCGGATAAATGTCTCGAAATGATTGCCGAGGGCGACGCTGGTAGGCATGATGCCTCCTAACTATTACTAACAGTTGTTAGTATAGCGTCGCCCTCCTTTCCGTCAATGTGTCGGCTCGTTGAGCCTGCCTGCCACGACCTCCAGCGCCCGTTGCCAGCGCCGCCAAGCCGTCGTCCGGTCGCAGGCGAAGCGCAGCGTGATCTCGCGCCAGCCGTAGCCTTTGGCCCGCATCCACACGAGGTGGCGCTGCTCGACCTCCAGCCACTGCACCCAGCGCATCGCCTCCAGCATGCGGTCGATGGCCTGGGGGCTGGGCGGGAAAGGCCGGTAGACCTTCTCGTCCGCAGCGAAGGCTTCCCACTCGCGCCGCACGATGGCGGGCCACGTGTTGATGTAGCCCTGCACGCGGATGGGCGGCAGGCGCCGTCCCGTGTTGGCGGCGTCCTCGAAACGGGCCGCCACGTCTTCCTTGGTCCAGTCAGCCACGGTGCCTGCCTCCCTCCCCGTACAGCCGCTCACCGATGCGGCGCACCAGCTCGCGTTCGAGGAAGTCCAGACGCTCGTCGGATTCGTTGACCACGAGAATCCGCTGCTCCCGCCAGCCCTGCCGCTTGAAGGCTTCGAGGTCGGTGACCTCGGGCTGTGTACGGGCCAGTGCGGACCGGTAGGTCGGTGTGGGAATCTTCATCTCACGCCTCCTGGGTCTCGGCCGCCCAGTACAGGATCGCCAGGGCATCGGCTTCGTTGTCGTCGGTCGGCTCATGGCCGCGCTTGCGGACGGACGCGATGATCTCGTCTTTGCTGGCGTTGCCCTTGCCGGTCGCATGCTTCTTGATCGTGCCGACCGGAACGCCGATGTACGGAATGTTGTGGTGCTCGCACCAGGCGCTCAGGTGTCCGAGCAGACCGCCGTAGATATGCGCGGCGTCCACGCCCGCGTGCCGGCGCACCTCCTCGAAATACACCACGTTGATATCGCTGCAGGCGAGCTTCAGTTCGTTGAGCCAGCGCTTGAAGCGCAGGAAGCGCATGCCGCCGCCTTCAAACCGCTTCGGCTTGAAATCCTGCGTGCCGCTGGTGATGCTGCCGTCCAGGTACTGCAATGCCCAGCCGGTCTTGGTGCCCAGGTCAAGGGCCAGAATCGTCGTGTTCATGTGTTGGAAATCGTCATGTCCGGTCGTTGTGACCGAACGTGACCCACGTCCGGATTAACTTCTACGCGTGCGTGCGCGCACGTAAAGAGAACAATCCTCATGACGGTCACGTTCGGTCACACCGGTGTGTTCAGTCGTCCCGATACGGCAGGCGACCGCCGTAGTCCTTGGCCTTGAGCGAGAGGCCGGCGAGGCCCTTGACGCCGTAGTTGAGCCGCGTGCGCTCGAAGCCGCGGTTGGCGAGCTGCTGCGCCAGCCACCGGCTGGTCCCCACGTACTCGCCGCGCCGGCCCGCCCACTCCTGCCAGCGCAGGAACACGTCGGCCACGGCGACGCGCGCCTGGGCCTGGCACTGCGCCTCCTCATCGAGGAAGTCGCCGATGGCATCCTCCTCGTCGAAGTACTCTTCCGTGGCCGACAGCACGCAGGCAGGCGGGTCCAGGCGCTGGCGCTGCCAGGCGAGGCATCCCTCGATGGCCCAGGCCAGGATCCCGTCGCGCTCCTTGAGCAGCTTCTCCGTGAGCCGGCCGTCGCGACGCTCGGGCGGCACCGTCACCGTGAACGGAATCAGGTGCAGCCGTCGCTTCATCGCTTCGTCCACGTTGCGGATCGCGGGCTTGTGGTTGCCGGCGATCAGCAGCTTGAACTGCGGCAGGTAGTCGAAGAAGTCCTGGCGCATAAAGCGCGCGGACACCTTGTCGCCGCCGGTGATGGCCTTGACCTTCGACTCGTTCCAGCGACGGCCCTGCTCGGTCTCGATGGACGACACCAGCCGCGAGCCGCGCAGCCCGGCCAGTTCGGTCGGGTGACGGTCGCCGCGCGCCTCCATGAAGGTGTCCATCGGCGCGTTGGCTGCGTAGTCGCCCAGGATCGTGGCCAGCACGTTCACGAAGACCGACTTGCCGTTGGCGCCGGTGCCGTACAGGAAGAACAGCGCATGCTCGCTGGTCACCCCCGTCAGGCAGTAGCCGACCACCCGCTGCAGGTAGGCCGCCAGGTCCGTGTTGCCGCCGGTGATGTCGGAGATGAACGCCAGCCACGCCGGACAACCCTCGCCGTTGCGCCCGCGCGGAGTCGCCGTCGTCACCTTCGTCATCCGGTCCTCGCGCCAGTGCGGGCGCAGGTGGCCCGTGCGCAGATCGACCACGCCGCCGGGGGTGTTGAGCGCCCACACGTCGGCATCCCACTCGTCGGCGGTGGCCGCATGTTTCGGGTCCGAACGGGCGATCTTCTCGACCGAGGCAATGGTCGACGAGCTCGCCAGCTTGGACTTCTGGCGTGCCGTTTCCGCCTTGAGCGAGGCCGCCCGGCAGATGCCGCGCGCCAGGTGGGTGACGTAGAGCAGTTGGTCGGGATTCCAGCGCACGCCGGTCCACACCAGCCACTTGCCCCACAGCGAGCAGTACCGCCAGTCGTCGCCGTAGCGGCGCGTGAAGGCCGTGGCCAGCCCGTCCTCGGTCTCCCAGTCGACGTCATCCAGCAGGTCCGCCGGCAGGGATGCGTCCGCCACCAGCGTCATGGGTACCCGCGCGCCGACGGCCAGATAGCCGCTCACGTCGAACCCTTCGGCGAGGGCGTCAGCTGCGTCCCAGCCCTCCGGCTTGTCTTCGGGCGGCAGCAAGACGGCCACCGACACCGCGCCCGCCTGCAGGATGGCCTGCGATGCGTGGCCGGCATACTCCCAGCCCGGCTTGTCCCGGTCGGGCCAGATCAGCACGGTCTTGCCGGCCAGGGGCGACCAGTCGGTCTTCTCCACGGGTGCGTTCGCCCCGTGCATCGCCGTGGTCCCGACAATGCCGGCGTCGATCAGGGCCTGGGCGCATTTCTCGCCTTCGACCAGCACGACCTGCGTGGCGCTCGCCAGTCCCGGCTGGTTGTACAGCGGGCGCGGCTCGGGCGGGGCCATCTTGCGGCGCTTGGCATCCCACGGCCGGAACTCCTTGCCCCGGCCAGGCGGGTCGTAGCGATAGACCACCCCGATCAGCTTGCCGGCGGCGTCCAGGTAGTCCCACTTGGCCGTCTCAGGGCCGAGGTCGTCCGTCGGTGGCTCCCGGCGCTTACGCCGCACCGGCTGCTTGCTGGCTTGGCCGAGCAGTTGCAAGGCGCGTTCGAGCACTCCGCTGAAGTCCGTGGACACGCGCAGGCCGGCCTGGGCCGCGATCAGATCGAAGATGTCGCCGCCGTCGCCGGTGGCGCGGTCCGTCCACAGGCCCGCCTTGTCGCCGTCGAGCACCACCTCCAGGCTGTCGCCGGGGCTGCCGAGGATGTCGCCGACCACGAACGTGCCGCGGCGCTTCTTGCCGGCCGGGAACAGCACGCTCAGCACGAACTCCAGGCGGGCGAGCAGCGCCGCGCGAATCTCGTCGCGCTGGGCGTCCAGTTGGCCGGTCACCAGCGGGATCTCGTTGAAGTCGATCATTGCACGCCCTCCCCCGGCATGCCGGCGGCAGGGTCTGTCTCGCGCGGCTGCAGCGCGGCGTTCGCCAGCCAGGCCGTGAGCTCGGACAGGCGGTAGCGCACCAGAGCCCCCAGCAGGTAGTGCGGGATGCGGTAGCGTGCACGCATGGCGTGATCGGCGAACCAGTAGTACGGCAGCCGCAATGCGGCCGCGGCCTCCTTGGCGTCGATCATCGGCTCGCCCGTGTCGGCCGGACGCGCTTGATTGGCGTGGCTCATGCGTGCGCCCTCCAGCAACGGTCCTGCCACGCGCACATCCGGCATTCGAAGTGGGTCGGGTCGCTGAACGCGCGTGGCAGCAGTTCGCCCGCGTCGGTCGCGCAGATCACCTTCACCGCGCGATCGGACATGCGCTGGGCCAGCGCCGCGTCGAACGGCACGAACTCGGCGTAGAGCTCCATCGTGTCGGCGTTGAGCGCCGTGAAGAGCGCCGGGTGCTCGTGCAACTCGAGATACGCCTGGTACAGCGCGACCTGGGCGGCATAGACCGGCTTGGCCACGGCGAGCTTGTGCTTCTGCAGGTCACGCCAGGACTTGTTGCCGAGGCACTTGTTCTCCCACAGCATCGGGTAGCCGAAGCCCTCGGGGCCCGCGACGATGACGCCGTCGATGTGCCCCTTCAAGCGGCCGTCAGCGGCCGCGAAGCCAAATTGGTCGCCGTTGGGCTTGCGCGTGCGCAGATCGAATCCTGCGGTGCGCAGCCAGTCGACCATGCAGTCCTCGATCACGTGGCCGCGCTCGAAGATGCGCAGCATCCGGCCGCCATGCTCGCGGCCGTAGTCGACCGGCGCCTGGGCGAACTCGTACTGCAGCGCACGCTCGCAGGCCACGCCCAGGCGCGAGGCGCCCAGGTACTGACGTACCGGCTCGCCCGCACGGGCACGCTGCAGGCCGATGTCGACCAGCGAGGCCACCCGCCCGGAGAGGCTCGCCGAGGAATTGAAGTCCAGCATCACGCGGCCCCCTCGGTGGTCTCCCACGGCAGCTCTTCGAGCTCGGCGAACGGATCCCGCGCCGTGGCCTTGGCAGCCGCGCTGCCGCGCACCGGCGGCATGCGAGTTGTCTCGTGGTGCTCGACCATCGCTTCGGTGTAGCGGGTCACGATGGCGTCGATGACGCGCAGCGCCTCGGCTTCGGTGTAGGCCGCCAGCGGCTTGGTGAAGCCGATCTCGTCGGCCACCCGGCCGAACGCCTTCAGGCACGTGCGCATGGCCGTGCGTTCGATGTCGGATGCGTCAAGCATGCTGCCCTCCCTGTGCTGCCCCTCCATGGCTCGACGCCAGTTGCCGTACAGCGCGTGAAACGCGTCCTGGCAGCGGCGCGAGCAGAACACCCAATCCGGTACAAAGCGCCGGGGATTGCCGACACCGTGGCGGGTGTCGGCGTGCGTGAATCCCCGGGCCTGCCGTTTGCAGACCCAGCATTTCATTCCTCCCTCACTGGGCCCAGGCAGGCTTGCCGGTCACGGGCGTGCGCTGCGCCGCCGGTGCGGCGCGGGACGGCACGGGCTGTGCGAGTTGTGCGGGCGCACCGGACGTACCACCACCCGGATTGACCTTGGGCGGCACACCCCTGAGCCGGGCGTACTCCGCGTGGTCGGGCTCGACGGCGAGCCGGATCACGTTGCGGTCCTCGCCCTTGGGATCCTTCTCGACGTCGACGCGGGCGATGAATTCCAGCCCGTCGAGCTCGTGGAAGCCCTGGATGCGGCGGGCAGCCACCGCCTGCGGCGAGGTGTCCTGCGGGTGGATGTTGCGGGCGCTGTTGAGCGCGGCGCGGACGAAGCTGCGCCCCATCTGCGCCCAGGTCGGGCCCTTGGGCGAATGCAGGCCGACGTTGGTCCACAGCTTGCGCTTGGCGTGCTCACCGCCGGTGACGACGAACTCGACGGCCAGGTAGACCGAGCCGGTCTCGAACGACTCGCTCGCGTAGCCGCCGACCCAGCCCTGCGAGGGGTCGTCGTAGCCGCCCGGCTTGATGGTCATGCGCACCGGCAGCAGCGTGCCTTTGGGAATCAGGTCGAAGCCTTGCTGCTGCTCGGCGTCGTTGAAGTCTTGCCACGGGTTGGCGTTGTAGGTCATTGCGGTATTCATTCGGTGTGTTCTGCGTATTCGGTGGTGTTTGCGGCTGCGTTCGGGGCGACACTGGCGTGCTCGGCACTGGGGTGCGTGAAGTCGAGCCGTTCGCCTACAGGACGGGCGGGGCCGGAAATTTTCTGCATGAGGCGGCCGAGATCAGGCTCCTCGATCAGATCGAGGCGGCCGGAACGGTCCTTGGCCGGATACCCCCAGGGATTCAGGGTGTGGCAGACAAAAGCGCGATAGCTGGAACCATCCTCGGCTTTGAATTCGGCGAGCGTGACGACCTCGTCGACGATGCCGGGCAACTCCAGCCCGGTTTTGGAACCATCGATCTGCAACTGCTGGATGCGGCGGTTGTAGTCGTCGAGTCTTTCCTCGAGGATGCCGACGAACCAGACGTTCTTGCCGCGCGTATGCTGCAGATGCGTGAGCCAGGCGATCATCTCCTGCCCCATCAGTGCATAAGCGCCGCGATTGTCCGGTTTGCCGGTCTTCTCCGAGTAAGCCTGCGGTTGGCCCTTGCACCACTGCATGCACAACCGGCCTGCGACCGTGATCGAGTCGACGAAGACGGTCTGGTACTTGGCGAGCTGGGCCGGGTCGCCATAACGCGCGCAGACCGCGTCATAGTGGGCTTGGCTGAACGGCTGCTCGTCGCGCAGTGCCGGATTTGGCCCGCCGATGAAAACAGCGAAGTCACGGCACTCCTGCCAGGTGCGGGGCCGAATGGTGTCGCCGCCCCAACCTTCGACAGCCAGGTCACCGGCTTCCAGATCGAGAAACAGCGTGGTTTCGGACGGCAGGGTCCAGAGCTGCGAAGTCTTTCCGAGCCCGCTCTTGCCCACCAGCACGCCCTTGACGCCACGCCGCTCGGCCAGACGTCGATCAGCAGAGATAATCGGCAACATCGACATGCCTCCATGTGAATCGGTTAAGAATTGAATAGACGGTGGCGCGGGAAACACCCATGCGCTGCGCGATCTGGTATTTGGTATTGCCAGCACGACGCATGGCGAAGATTTGCCGGACCTTGTTCTCGTCGAGCTTCGCTTTGTGATTGGCAATGCCGACATGGCGCGGTGGTGGCACCGCCCGCCCTTTGCTGCGCATGTCGCGCATGTTGTCCTGCTGTGTGCCGATGAAGAGGTGCTCAGGATTGACGCAAGCAGGGGTGTCGCAGCGATGAAGGACATGCTGCGAGCGCTCGAGCACGATGCCGTGAAAGAGCTGATAAGCCAGCCTGTGCGCCCTGATCAGCCCTTCGCCGCGACGACCGCGCCCCAGCACGCCATAACCACAAGCATTCTTTGACCCCGTCCACAGCCAGCAGCCTTCCGGCGAGACCTGAACGTAACGGGCAAATCGGGAAATCAGGGGCTGCCGTGAGCGTGGCCCGAACCGGATTGGCTCCGCGTCCATGATGGAAAGACCGCTCAAAACGCCACCCCGTCGCAGGTCAGCGTGAACGACGGCTTGGCCGGCTCCACCGTGCGTGCATCCGCGAACTGCTCCCGCAGGGCCGGCGGCCAGTTGTTGTAACGGGACTCAGGCACCGTCAGCTTGACGTCGATATAGGCGTCGATCTGCTCGCCCGCGGCGGCGATGCGCCCAGCGATCTCGGTCAACTGCTTTTGGTTCCAGCTAACCCTTTTGGGCAACTCGCACTTGATGCGCAACGGCCCATCGACAACATGGGCGGTGCCGAAGTCGCGGCCGGACTTACGCAGCGCGGCGCGCGCTTGCTCGCCGTAGCACTGGTCGAATGCAGCATCGAGCTTGGTGCGTGCCGTTTTGAGCCAAGCGATGGCGGTATCGAGGGTGGCATCAAGCTCGTGCTTGCGCTCAGGCGAGAGTTTTGCCAGTTCGCTCACGGACATGCTGGCGATGTCGGCCGGCAGCGGGATCAGATTCGTCATGGCTGCCTCCTCAGTGGTACGCACGAACCGACGTCGAATTGCGCGAGACGCGCCGCTCGAAGGCTTCGATTTCGGAGATCAGGTAGGTGACGCGGGAGCCGAGCTTGCAGAAGACGGGGCCAAGCTGGTCCTGGCGCCAGCGCTGCAGCGTCTTGACCGACAGCCCCCAGCGCTTGGCGAGCTCGGTCTCGTCCAGCGCGGCACGCACAGGGGCCGGTGCCTCATGCCGGCGGGTGCGGCGACCCAATTGAACAGGTGAGGAAAGAATTGCCATGAAGAGAGTCCTCTTGTTGAAAGAGGCTCTATTTCATTGCCCGACGCCTTGGGCTTGGGCGAGCGAAATTTGGGTTTTGACGTGCAACCGCACGGGGTGCGCGAACGATACATGGGCCGCAAAGCCTTGCCCCATATAGAACTAGGCTTGCGTTTCGCTTATTTCGATTTCGTTTGTTTCGAATAGAATCGCGCCCCTTCCCGAATTTGCCGATACGCGCGCCCCAATGAACATCTCCTCCGTCACCAGAGTGCTGCCCTCCGAAGAAGACGTGGCGCTGGCCCGGGAAGCTCGCCGCACGCTGGCGGCGGTGTTCGAAGCCGGCGCCGCCGTCCGCCAGGTGGACTTCCGCGACGGCAGCGGGCGCGTGCGGAGCGTGCAGATGCCGGCCGCTGCGCTGCAGTTGCTGCAGGACGTGCTGGACCAGATCGAAAAGGGCTGCGCGGTGTCCGTCGTGCCGGTGCATGCGGAACTCACCACCCAGGAGGCCGCTCAGATGCTCGGGGTGTCCCGCCCATTTCTTGTGCAGATGCTGGAGAAAGGCGACATCCCGTTCCACAAGATCGGTACGCATCGCCGTGTGCGTTACCGGGATGTCATCGACTACAAGAAGCGCCTGGACGCGCAGCGCCGCGAGGCGCTGGAGACATTGGCCGAGCAGGCTCAGGCGCTCGATATGGGGTACTGACGCCGGCTCTGCCGGATGCCACACCAAAAACAAGAACGGGGAGCCACACATGGCCAGGAAGATCCTGACCAACGCGAGCAATCTGCTCGATCTCATCGAACATGCGCCGGTTGCCGTGCTGCGGGTGTTCAGCGGCCTGCCCGAGTGCGAGGCACTGAGCCGCGGATTCGACTGGTCGCAAGACGAATCCACCCTGGCGGGCGCGCTGCTGGAGCACATCCGGCACCTGCGTCGCGATCAGCGCGAGCCCGCCGAGCGGGAGGCACTGCGCATCGTGCGTCTCGCATCGTCGCGGGGCGCGACCATCCTCACCAGCGTCGCGGACCAGCTGAACGACGCCGATCTGTTCGCCACCTTCCTGTCGCAGCCGGGCGGCGAATTCGGGCGTGCGGTCTGGATGCGCGCGCATTCCGACGCGACTGCGCGCCTGTTCGAGATCGCCGAGTCGATCCTGAACACGGCGGACATCCGGGGCAACAAGCGGCTCTATGACGCCTTCGATGTGCCGTGCGACGATCCGCCGCCCTTCCTGTGGAGCGACAAGGTGAAGCGGGAGTTGGAGGCAGAGCTCACGCGGGCGATGCGGCTGGCCGAGCCCTGCGAGGTCGTGCACGTCGCGCTGGCGGATGAGCAGGACGATGGCGAGGCCTCGGTTGCGCACTGCTTGGTCGTGCGCTTCGCTGGCGAGCAGGTCACCGCGGTGCAGGTCGTCAACCGGAACCGCCGCAGCTTCTGCTATTTCCCAGCCCGCGACGCCACGCTGCTCTACGCGCCCGGCCGCAAGGTCGTCGAGGTGTACGCGCACACGCTGTCCACCCGGGCACCGCTGGCCAACGTGCTGTCCGCGCATGGGTTCAAGGTGCCGCTGTCCAGCCGGCCGCTCAACCGCTCGCGCTACGACCTGTCCCGGTTCGCCCTGCCCTTACGCGATGTGAAGCCGCGCCTGGATGGCGCCAAGGTCGAGCGCCTGTATCTGGCCGAAGCGCGCGCACTGCTCGGCCACGCCAGCGATGCAGTGACCGTGCATCTCGACAGCGGTGCGGAACTGCACGACGTGATGAGCGAGCTGTGGGGCAACCACCCCTTCTCGCAGCCGGCGGCCATCCTGGGCGTCACCCTGGTGGCGGATATTGTTTTCGCGGGGGAAACCACGGAAACGCCGCTGTCCATTGTGTTGGCCGAGCCGGGGCGATGCAGTCTGCAAAGCGAGCGCGACCTGCGTCTGCGGCTCGCCGGCACGCAACTGCTCGAAGCGCTGGGTGTGCTCAAGCCGCTCAACCCCGGATCCGGCATGGACGATCCGGACTTGATCGGGCAGGTTGCGCGGCTGCTGGAGTGCGCCACCAGCCCGATGGACGGCTTTGCGCTCGCCCAGTTGGGCATCGACATCGAGCGCTTCGAGGACGAGGGCATCCTCACCGAAGGCGACCGGATCACGCAGAAGGTGGTCGAGCTGGCCGATGGCATGCGCAGTGCGGTGCCACTTGAGCGCTGCGCTGATGCGAATTTCGTGCGCTACCGCGATCCCCTGACCGGGGACGACGTGATGCTGCCCGCCAAGCATGCGCGGCGCTGGAAAGTCCACCTGAACTGGCTGCGCGAGGAGATCATCACCGCGCTCGGCAGCACGCTGCAGGGTGTGAGGGGCCGGCACCTCGACGACGAGCCGGTGTTCCTCGGCGAACTCGACGTCGATGGCTCGCCCGTGGCGCTGTATTTTGCCGCCCGCATGGCGAGCGAGCGCCAATACGCCCGGGTCGATGCTGCGCTGCGGCTGCGCCCGCGCGCCGTGCCCGGCATTGTGCTGACCACATCGGCAGCGCCGTTTCCGTTTGCGGGCACGAATGTGGTGGTGCCGGTCCAGGACATCCTCGCGCCCGCCCAGTCGGGCACGGCCGTCGATATCGCGCATTTGAAGGTGCTGTACCGGCACGGCCACCAGGCGGCCATGGGCGGTACCGCCATCAGCCTCAAGGTCTCGGCGGACGGGTATGCGGCCCTGCTGTCCGTGCCCGGCCGCGCGCCGTGGCGCGTCACGGGCAAGGCGAAGATCGCCGTGCTGCAGCGCCTGGTGGACGCCTACGCCGCCGGCACGCCGCACGTGAACACCAAGAAGCTGATGGAGGACACCGGCTGCGCGACGCCCGCGAACCTGTTCTCCAAGTCCTCGCCGTGGCGCGACTATCTGGTGAAGGTCAAGGGCGCGCACGCGTGGCAACTGCACCTGCCGAGTGTCGAGGAGCCGCTGGAGGACGAGGCCGCGGAAGCGGACGCGCTGAGCGGCTGATATGGCTGGCCGGCTACGCCGGCCGTCACCTCATGCCTGAGAAAGCCCTATGCCAGCGACATACCCCTGTTCGCACCAGTTGCCACTGCTTCGCTCCCGACGCCTCGAAGGGGAAGTGGCGCGATGAGAATCAGAACCCTCTTCTTGAGGTGATAAACATGGGTGTCTGCTTTTCGAAGTCAAGCAACAGTGTGATCGATCGGCACTACGCCTCTGATGCCGAGCACTCGGTGCATTCAACGGAGCGTTCCGGGGCGGAATCACGCACCACCAGTCCCCCAAGAAGTCCATCGGGGCAATTGAGCGACCTGAGCGGTAAGAGCCCTGCCTGGAGAGGCAACCAGCCGCCTCGTCGTGCGCTGCTGGGAGATTTGGCGGCAATCCGTTCCAGCCTGGAGGGCATCCAGGACATGAAGGCCGTGCCGGACTCGTCCGTGCTCGATCTGGATGCAGCGCTGCTGCCGGTGACGGCCCGGTCCGAGAACATTCGATCAGCCGACAAGTGCCGGAACGCGGAGGCCTATCACTTCCCGCTTCACCATTTCCCGCATCTGCAGGCGTTTTGCGCCGCCATCGCCGATGACACGTTGCAAGACGGGCGCGCCATCTTCAGGCTAAGAGCGGATCATGACCACGTTGTTTCGGCCGACGTACGTACCGTCGGCCCGGCAGTCTCCATCCTGATTCTGGAACCCGTCGACCAATTCTCAGTAAGAAGGCTCCTGGAGTCCTGCCTTGAAGAGATGGCCGGGCTCCTGCCTTCGAACGCGGCGGTCTCGGTGCTGATTCACGATTCGCAAAAAAGCAAGTTCGACTGCGCGATCTTCGCGTTGCATGCCGCTTCCAAAATGGTCGACGAGCGCCGATTCCTGGACGCGCTACACGCCGAGCACGCGTCGCCGCACGGCCCGGGCTACGCGTCGAGGCTGGCCCACCTGCGTCATACCCAGGTAGGCCCCTATCGCATCGTCGACGCACACACGATCCTGCCGCCAGCTTTCTACAAGCACGGCCAGTCGCGCAAGGCGATCGAGAAAGCGTTCGCGAATAGAGGTGGGGCGCAGTACGCGACGGTCAACAAACAAGGGCAGACGTTGCTCGGACGCTTCGAGGACAAACGTGACTTTCGCCTTGATTTGAACGCGACGGTGAGTACCTCCATCGAAGACAAGCGCATCGCCTACTTGGCGCGAGCGCGCGATTACTTACAGACGGCGCCCGAAGACGAGGTTCACGACACGGTAGCTGCAGTCGCCGATACCGCGCCGGACTGGTTCAGAAAGTCGCGTGCCGCGATCGACACCGACACGGATTCCTGACCTGAATACTTCGCGAATGAAGAAGTCCGAGCCAGCATGCGACCTCCGGCTTCTTCAACGGTGACATAGACGCGGCCATGCTGCGTAACAGCCAAGCCTTGCCCTGCCACGAAGGTTCCTGAGCACGACACGCGGCATCGGCACCGCAATTGGAACGTCCGCGCCATGCTTGATGCGTTCGATTCGCTTGAAGCCCGCCAGCGGCCGGTCGTGCTCCCCGACGTTCTCGGTCATCAGCACGACGTTCCCCCGGTCGTTCTTCACGAGGTAGGCATTGCCGCCGCGCATCAGCTCGACGATCTGCGCCTCGAAGCTTTCCATCACTCGAGCCTGAATTCTTCGGGGCGATCGCCAACCAGCTCTGAGTTCTTTGCGAGTCGAACCAATCGCGTGGTGCTGGCGGCAACTTGCTCCAGAGGCCGGCTGCTGCTGCGAACCGCAGCTGACGGCCACACAAGGCCAGGCCGCAGCCGGGCACCCCGCGGAGCCCAGACGTCGACGCCCGGCAGTTCGTATCCCGCTGCTGCGGCACACGCCAACCACTCGGCCTCTGCTCGATCAGCATCACTCTGGATGCCAGACAGGGCTTGAAGAAGGACTACATGGACTGTCAGTCCTCGCTCCGTCGCCCAGTCGAACAACGGGCTGGAACCACGCTCCCCGGTGCGTCGCTTCCAGTGCTCACGCATCCGCCTGGCAACCCCTCGCGTCTGCCCGATGTAGCAAGCGCTTTCGATCAGATCGTGCGCGACAAGCGCATAAATCCAGAAATCGTAGAGAACCCCGGAAGCAGTCAGCACCCCTGCCTTGCCAGCCTTGCTGTGACTGGCCAAGAACAGTCTGAATCTGCGAGGGCCTGAACCCTTGATGGTGATATATGCGTCGCCGCGCTTCGCAACAGTCAGGCCCTGCTCGGCCGCGAAGGTGAGCAATCCTGCTATGTCGGCAATGGCTCCAGCATTGATGAGTCGTTGATAGTCCTTCTTTCCGGTCATGGTGGAGTGACTGCTGGATTCGCGGCGGTTCCATCGTAGGCCATCCGCCCGCCGGCCGTGTCGGCGCACCGGCTCAAGCTGTACCGATATCGCTCGCTGGGCTCCATTACCCTCCTTTGCTATCCGCTTCGGACAATCGGCCCCACCATCCCTGGCAGTTTCATTCCGCGAAGCTGTCATGAAGTCCATCGAACTACCCTGCCCTTCCCGACTCTCGGCCGGCGAGCGTGCCGCCGAGATCTCCGCCATCCTGGCCTCAGCCATCGTGCGCACTCTTGCCGCCCCGTCTAGCGCAGAGAGCGCGGTTGGACTTGGCTTTGTGCCCGACCAGCGCGTACATGCAACTCCCTATCAACGAGAGACGTTGTGATGAACGCCAACCCGACCTCCGTCGCCGCCCGCATCGCCGAACTGGACCGCGCACCCATGCCCGAGCTCTGGAAGCTGTGGGACCGGTATTTCGACTACCGCCCGGCCAAGCCGAACCGGGATTTCATCGAATCGCGCATCGCCTACAAGCTGCAGGAGGAAGCCTTCGGCGGGCTGTCGCCTGCCACGCGGGAGAGGCTGGAGCGCATCGGCGCCTCGCACTCGAAGATTCCCAAGCGGGCGCAGTCGCGCGAACTGCACTTCGTTCCCGGTACGGTCATCTCGCGCGAATGGGGCGGGCGCGAGCACAAGGCCGTCGTCACCGCCGAGGGTAGCTTTGAATACGAGGGCAAGCCCTTCAAGAGCCTGACGGCCCTGGCGCGGCACATCACTGGCACGCACTGGTCTGGCCCGCTGTTCTTCGGCCTCACCAAAGGAAGCGCCCGATGATCGAAACGGCACAGATCGTCTCCACGAAGCTGCGCAAGCGTTGTGCGGTGTACTGCCGCGTCTCGACCGACGAGCGGCTAGATCAGGAATTCAACTCCATCGATGCGCAGAAGGAGGCGGGCCATGCATTCATCGCCAGCCAGCGCTCCGAAGGCTGGATCTCGGTGGCCGACGACTACGATGACCCAGGGTTCTCCGGCGGCAACACCGACCGGCCCGGACTGCGGCGCCTGCTGGCCGACATCGAGCGAGGACGCATCGACATCGTCGTGGTCTACAAGATCGACCGCCTGACCCGCAGCCTGGCCGACTTCTCCAAGATGGTCGAGGTGTTCGAGCGCCACGACGTGTCGTTCGTGTCGGTAACCCAGCAGTTCAACACCACCACGTCGATGGGTCGGCTCATGCTGAACGTGCTGCTGTCCTTCGCGCAGTTCGAGCGCGAGGTCACCGGCGAGCGGATCCGCGACAAGATCGCGGCGGCCAAGCGCAAAGGGCTGTGGATGGGCGGCGTGCCGCCTCTGGGCTACGACGTGCGTGATCGCCAGTTGGTCGTCAACGAGGCCGAGGCGACGGTGGTGCGGCGCATCTTCGAGGAGATGCTGACCATCGGCTCGCCCACGCAGATCGCTGCGCGCCTGACCGCCGAAGGCATCACGACCAAGGCGTGGACCACGCAGGATGGCCGCGCCCGCTACGGGGCCAGCATCGACAAGAAGTACCTGTCCAAATTGCTGCGCAACCGCATCTACCTGGGTGAGCTGTCGCACAAGGGAAGCTGGTATCCAGGCACGCATCCGGCCATCATCGATGCCGAGTTGTGGCAGCGGGTCCATGCCGTACTGGCCAAGGACAGTCATACCCGGTCGACGGCGACCAAGGTACTGTCACGCACCGACGCGTTGCTGCGGGGCTTGTTGCATACCCCGTCCGGCGAGCGGATGTACCCGACCTACTCGCGCAAGAACGGCCGGCAGTACCGCTACTACGTGTCGAAGTCGGAGAGCCGCTTCGGGGCGCCGGGCAAGCGCTACGAGCGGCTGCCTGCACCGGAGATCGAGGGCGCCGTGGTCGCACAGATCCGCACCGTGCTGACCAGCCCGGAGGCGGTGGCAGCGGTGGTGCAGCACATCCAGCGCAACGGTGCCCAGGTCGATGAGGCGTCGACGGTGATGGCGATGGGCCGGCTCGATGACGTGTGGGAGCGGCTTTTCCCCGCCGAGCGGCACCGCATCGCCAACCTGATGATCGAGCGCGTTGATCTCGTGCACGACGGGGAGCGCCAGGGGATCAAGGTGAAGTGGCGGGAAGTGGGGTGGGACGCGCTGATCCGGGAGTTCGTGCCCGGTGAGATCGGAGCGGAGATGCTGGAGGTGGAGGCATGACCGGCGGCGCACTGGAGACTTTCGTGCCGGTGGCGTTCCGGCTCCGCGGCGCGCGGCGGGTCGTTGCCGATGCACGTGCCACCCACGACACGACGCTACTGCAGGCGCTGGCGCGGGGCTTCTACTGGCAGCGTCTGGTGGACACCGGCGTGATGAAGAGCGGCGCGGCCATCGCGCACGCGGAAGGGCTGCACCCGACGGTGGTCAACGAACTGATGCGGCTGACCTTGCTGGCGCCCGACATCATTGCGAAGCTGCTGGCCGGCCGGCAGCCGCGAAGCATGACGCTGTGGTGGTTCCAGCACAACCCGCTGCCGGTAGATTGGGATACGCAGCGCCAGCTTGTGGCGCGCTTCGAGGAGGAAGCATGAGCCGGAATCATCGCGGCCGGATCCTGGGGGAGCCGGTCACTCGAAAGCTGCCGGCGCCGGCCGGCGGCGTCCAGCTGGAGACGTTCGTGCCGTGGACGCTGGTGAAGCGTGGTTCGAAGAAGCAGGTCATCACCCCGCTGGATGCGCCGCAGGAATTCGCCATCGAGGCTCGGCAGGAGAGGCGGGCCAGGGACGCGACACAGGATACGCCGTTGATGCGGGCACTCGGCCTGGTGCACTATTGGCAACGTCTGCTCGATGAGCGGCGGCTGGCGTCCGTGATCGAGGTGGCCGAAACGGAAGGTATCGACGTTACTCAGGTGCGCCGTTTGCTGCGACTGACCCTGTTGGCACCGGAGGTCGTTGAGCACCTGATCGCCACACCGGCGGTTGCATTGGAGCCGGTGATACGTCGTACTTGGCCGACAGCGTGGAGCGCTCAGGTCAAGGTTATTGCGTCGATGGTCCGCTAGGGCCAGTGTTCGGCGCCCCAAACAGGTGGTCGTGTGGTTCCTTTCGTGCGCCCGTTTTTAACGGGCACGGATATCTCTTGCCACCCCGTTGTGGGCATTGCAGCTGGGGTAACACCAATGGCGCATTCCGAGGCGCGGCGGTCATTGTTCTCGCAGCTCGATGCCATATCACCGGGCAAACTCGCCTCAAACGACTGTTTTGGGAGCGCACAGTCAACGCCACGATCACCTTCGCCTCGGCAGTCGTGCGGGATTGCTGACGCGCCATCCTCCGTAGTGTGGAAAGTGCGTGAGGTAGTGCGAGATCGCATCGCGAGCGAATTCCCGAAACCTACGCTCATTCCAAAGAGCGATGATCTTGCGGCGGGGCTCACGTCCGGTTATTCCGTTGCGATCATGCACCCACCCTTGGTATGGGTCCAACTTGGGCTGAGCGTCGCCATGCCAGTGACCATGTGGTACTGAGGGGTTCGGGTCGGCATCGAATGGGTGAAATTCCCAGGCTGCCAGTCCAGTATTGCCCGCAGCATGGAACCGGAGGAAGCGCGGTTCTTCGTCATCTTTTGAACCATGCCATTGGGGATTTTCCTCCAGGATCGATTCGGTGTCTTTTTTAGCTTCGCTTTTCCCAAACCATTCGCCCTCCGGCCACTCAGACCGGTCCCGCACTTCCTCCAATCTCAAAATGCGATCAGCAACATGCCATGCACTGTCTTCTTGATGGCACATTGCACGCAGTGCTTTTAAACGCTCTATTGATTCATCCCATGAAGTCAGACCGAGCAGATAGGACACTTTGACGATGTGCAGCAATTCACGTGCTGCCTCTGGGTGGAGATGATCCATGTATGTAAGCTATAGCGAACCTGTGCCACTCAATCTTTCCAGTTAGCGCACTTTCCGTCGGATTTGCGATAGCCTGGCCCCCCACGCGATCCACAGCCGCCACGCCCACATGCCACCATACGAGCAGTACGCTCCGGTAGGGCTGGGTGAGCCTCTGCCCTCGGCGGCAACAGGAACGATGTCAGGCAGCGCCAAGAAGAACTTTCCGCGGCTCATCGTTGGACTCTTTACTTACTTGCCGGCGCCACCCGCCTGACTACCGCCACTGCTTGCCCCCGAGTGCACGCCATATTGGTCGTTGGAGCTGCTATTCCTATACGTACCGCCCTTGTGGGACGAGCCACTACCCCCGGCATAGCTGCCACCGTGGCTGCTGGTGTGGGTGCTGCCGGAGTACGTGGGCCTCCCACCGCCGCCTCCCTTGGCGTTGGCCGCGAGTGTGAATCCGATGCAAGTGCAAGCGATAACAGCTGCGATGGCTTTCATGATGTTGATCCCCTCCCACCTATGGTCTTCGCTAGGTCGGCGAATGCCCCAGGGCGCCGCCTCAGGTTCACTGCACCACGTAACGTGAGCGCACGATGCGTTGCGCCGGAAGATCAACTTTGACGTAGACGTCATAGCCGTTCCCCGGCGCGTGGCAGGCAATGGTCTTCGAAACAGGTATCGCCTCTGGCCCGGCGCTAACGACGGCAATTGGCGGTTCAATCTGGGTCAGGTCCGCATCGCCGACGTCGGGCACGGTGCAGTTGTCACCATCGCTTACCACGCTCGCCGGTCGCGCAAGGACCACCTTCGAAACGCTAAGAGTCGCTAACAAAACCGATCAACAAATCGTCCGCAGATGACAGCGCAAGCCAGGGTGAGCAAAGCGAGGTGAGTCTGAAGAGAACGCTCGAAACGAA